TCGTACTGCTTGTCGCGCTCTTCGCGTGAGGTTTTGTCTTTGGCTAGCAACTCCAAGTAACGCATGGCTAGCGAATCCAACTCCATCGGATCAATAACTTCAGCAAGGTTTTGATAGAAGTCTTTATCTTCCATTGGTCCCTTGCCGCTTTCCATCGTTACCCGAACGGAACCATCAGGCAGCTCTTCAAGCTCTGCCTCGTCCTCTGGAATGTCTACAGCCAAACCTTCATCTAATGCTTGTTCATCCGACATAGGATCAACAAAGCGGCCATAGTCCTGTTCAATTGGCATTTCAGTAGCCATAGTTAAAATCCTTCGCGCTCGTTTGTCAGAGTATTAAAATGTATAAATTACAAAGGCAATTCTTATGAAAACTGACATCATTCACGAGTTTGCAACCTCATGCCACCTCGAAGACACTGGCGCTTTAAGATGGTTTGCACAGAAATTAAGGGACCACATTATCCAAGAGGCTAAGGCTGTTGCAGATCTCCATGAGTCGCCCAGCCTTGATGCAGAGCGCAAAACGCCTAAAAGCACTATTAACACGCTTGTTGATCGGTTGTTACGCATTCAATAATCCGTGCCGGTATCCATTTCGGACAGCGCTCCAGCCCCTAAGCCAACGCCAATCGGGGCCAGTGCTCCGTAGTAGAGCTTGCGCCAATCTGATTGGCCCATAACAGGCTTAGTTCCTGTATAACCTGCCTTCTTGTGCGCCTCTAGCGCATCTAACATTTCGCTAAATGATGACTTGGGTAGGTTTCTGTAATCAGGGTGAGCAAACTCATGCGGCTCTATGCGCTCCCGAATGATGTCCCACTTTCTCCACTGCTCAGGGAATAGTTCAATAACTGGGTTCGTGCCGCGGCTTTCATCAACATACTCAACCACTTTGTTGTAAAACGGATTGAACTCTCTAAATTTCTTAGGTTCATAAACCAACTTGTCAGGCGTAGCAGACTCGGGGATGTTGCTTAGGTCACCTTGTCTAGTGCGATACATCCTTGACACATCAGTGCCGCCAACAATTTGAACGGCCTTGTCTTGAATTTTCTTTGCCGGCTGCGCAAGTATTGCCTCCAACGTCGGCTCCACTCCGAGCAACTTACCCATACGCTCTCTGAATGCATCTCCAACATCAGGATCGTTCAACAATCGAGGCGTTGCATCACGGATCATATGCAAGTCTACTGCTGACGTATTAGCTTTCTCTAAATCAAGCCATGGCGTTCCGAGCGAGGCTGTTTTGGGGCCAAGTCCCGGAACCTGGTTCATAACGCGCATCGTCACATCACGCATTGTTTCGCCGGGCTGGATTTGGAACATTTCAGGTTTTTCTAAAATCAACCTGGCAAGCTCTGCTTGATTGCCAAGGTTTGCTGTGCCTAGCACTCCAAGACCGCCCTTGCCAGCAGAAGAAACGCCCATCTCCTCTGCCAGATTTTGTGCCAGGTTAGGCTCGCCCTTTCTTGCTGCTAAGGCACGCAACTCGTCCATGTCACGAATACGAGCACGCATGGCCAAGAACTCATTCTGCGTAAGCGGAGCGTTGGGCGACAGCAGCGCGAAGTTCAAACGATTGAAAATATCAACTTGATCTGGCTCGCTTACATTATGCGTGCGAATAAACTTGAGCATCAATTGATCGTGAACATCCTTGGGCAATGCCGCGGGATTTACGTTGTTAGCTTTCATCCAGAACATGTCTGGAATGGTGAACGTGCCCTCAAGCCCGCCAGGAATTTTAATCTCGCGCTTGCTTTGCGGATCTGATATGCCAAGAGGCACTGGTTTACTCAGCGTCATGTTCACGCCGAAAGACTGCCCCCATTTCTCCCATTCTTTTTCGCTAGCCTTTGGCCCTGGTGTCACTGCCGGCTCTTCACGATACGCAGCGCGTCGTCTTTTAGCATCTTCAATTGCGCTAATCGGTATCGCGTTAGCCTTCTTATATGCCGGCACATTCATTAACGACTTAGCAACATCCTTCTCGTCGGGCAGCGCCGCCTGCACGTTGACCGTAGACCTTTCAATGCCAACGCCCAAAGCCTTAGCGCGAGCAGCCTGGATGGTCATTTCTTGATCGCTAGGGCGCATTTTGTCAAAGCCCTTTTGCTTACGAACCGCACGCTCTGCCGTTTCTGCACGGTCTATTGCAGTTTGCCTTGGCGGACCTTCCTTTTGCGCTTGTTTGGCTGCTTTCGCCGCATCTTTCATCGCCTGCGCAACGATCTCCGCCTTGTTAACTTTGCCAGCTTTGGACATACGAGGGGGGTTCGCCATCATCAATTCAAATAACATCGTGTCTAAATTTTTAGAAATATTGACTTTGCCCCCCTTGGCGTAAGGTTGCACTGGCGTCTTGCCAAACATGACAACGCTAGGCTTGGCCAGCCTTGGACTTAAATACCCGGCATAGCCATAGTCACGAATAAGGCGCTCTAATGCGTTGGTAGCCTCAGCAGGCTGTGCCAATCCTTTGTTTGACGTGGATGTCATCGGTATGCGCGTGGTTTCGCGCGCGAGCATTTGCAGTTGCAGCGGATCTGCCGCCAAATCATACAGGTTCTCGCCCATCGCTCGATATTTGTGCGGGCCAAGGCCAGCCTCTGGCTCCATGTTCTGCCCAGCATAAAAGTAGGTGCGCGGCGATATAGCGCCAGGCAATCCGAGTCTTGCTGCTTCCTCACCCTTGATGCCCGTGCCGTAGAACGATGGGTCAGTCTCGGTCAGCCCTGCCTGCTTGCTGTAGTGCAGCATCGGCGTAGAGACTGTCGTGCCTTCCATGGGCTTAATCATTGGGCGCAGATAATCTGGCATCTCGCCAGCGTAGGACGTGCTTAAAAACTCTGGCGGCAGGAGCAAAGGCTTTTGCGGCGCAAACTGGAAATTCTCGTAGGCCTTGGCAATATCCTTGTCAATTTGCTTAACCTGTTCTGTTTGGCCACGGCGATTGGCCTCGTAGCGCAGCGACTGCAACTCGTTGATGGTGCGCTTTAATGCGGCGTTAAGCGGCGTGTAGTTGACTGTGCTGTTCTGGCCTCGCGTCTCAGTGGTCATGGCCAGGCGTGCCAGCGGCGAGTACATCTGACTGTGCGCAGCCCAAGCAATCTCCTCGCCCTTGGGGCCAAACTCGTTGCCGTGAATAGCATGGCCGAAGAAGTCATGCACGGCGCGGAACTTCTCGTTCTCGTTTAATCCCGTCTTGGGATCAACATCCTTCAGGAAGGGGTGCTCATCGCCACCCTGGAAGACGTAAAGGTGCTTGTTGCCGTATACGTCCTGCAGCATTTGCTTGCTGTTGCGGTAGTTGCCTTCGCCTGCGCGGTGATAAGACAGGCTAACTGGCAAGCGCTTGAATTGCTCGTCAGTCTCCTTGGCCATCTGGCGATATGCGGCCACCAGCAACTCATCGTAATTGGTTGCGTTAGACTGCTTGATAACCTCTGGCATCTGCGTGGCGTACTGACGGAAGATCTCCTGCTTGTAGCCGGGGTCATCTGTCGTGGCCAGCATGAAGGTGCGGCCAATCGGTGCCTGCTTAAGAATGGAGCTTTCGGGCATGTCTGGCAACTCATAAGGCTTGCCAGTGGTTTCCTGCGTGTAAGTGCTTGCGGCCTGACGAACAAAGTTCGCCGGGTCGTTCATCGCTTGTTTGACTGCCTCATCCGCAGTTGGTTGCGAAACATCGCTTCCAGTTCGTCCTGGGGCAACTGCTTTGTCCCGTACTCTTTCGACAATGCCTCGACCCTCCCCTGCAGCCGCTTGAGAACGGCTAGGGCGGACTCGGTAGAACGGTCCTTCTGTGGTTGTTTCATAAGTGACTCCTTGGTCTGTCATTGTGCCAGGTATCATCTGTCTTGGCGCTACCCCTTGTAGCGGTTTTGCCAACATTCCCTCGCCGCGCATCGCCTGATCCATGGGCCTTAACATTTCCTTACCGGCAGTTTTTGCCGCTTGCTTGAGAGCGCCACCAAGGCCTGGCATCATCGATCCAGAACCTAAGTACGGTATGAACGGCGGGATCTTGGAACTCTCAAGCAACTCCGCGCCCTGCTCCAGTCGGTCTGCGGCTCTTGTAAGGTAATCAGTGCCTGATCGGGTCTGTGGCAGGCGGAGGTTCTCAGTAACGAAGCTTTGCGCTGCCTCGCCGGCACGCTGAAGTGGCGTCGGGTCCCGCGGGTCTCCGCTCTTAATTGCTTCCGTCGCAAAGGTGCCCAAGCCTACCAAGGGCGAAGCTAGCGCTCGGCCAACGAGAGGTATGCCAGTCAAGCTAGCATCAACAACGCCAGCAGCGGTGGGCGACACCCTTTCAATGTCTTCTAGGATGTTGCCTTGGCCATAGCCAGGCAGCGAGCTAACGCCACGCTTGGGCGTCCTTCCCATGAACCTAGCTGCAGGATCGCCACCATCCTGCATGCGGACTGCACCGCCCTTCATCAATTCAAGACGCATGACATCTGGGTTTTTGGAGATTCGGACTTTCATGCTAATCCCTGCAGTTTTTGGGATGATACCCATAGGGGGTTGCAAAGTCTATTCGTAGGCGTTATTATCTTCGCGTCGGCTTGGCAACCGGCAGTAAAGAGCGAAGAAACCCCAGAGGTTTTAGGTGGGGTGTGTGTGGTCACAAAGTCTTTTTCGCTCAGACTGCGTGATTGCCCATGCCAACGGGCCATGCCCCACCTAAGTCTTCTGGGGTTTTGCTTTTGGTGCTGACCGTACTGTCCGCGTGAGTAATGAGCTACCTGGCTGCTGACAAGAAAAGGGTACTGGTAAGGCGCGATGTTTGCGACCCGGTGCAAATCCGTAAGAATCCAGCGGCTGGTCGAATCTGCAAGCCGAGGGGTCAAGCAATTGACATGCAGATGGTGCTCGGCACCCGAGGAGAACCGACTCGCTCCCACCCTGTGGGGTAGGGGGGTCTTTTCGAGGAGATACCCCAAAGGGGTGAATTTAGACAGCATAGGGATTCTCTTTGACGACCCCAGCATCAATCAGATCATCAGGGTCGTAATCATCTGGCGGCGGCGGATCAATACTCAGCCAGCCGGCGTCTCGCAGATATCTCATGGCCTGGCTGAACGCGTCTACAAAGTCATCGTGCGTCGTTGATGGGAATGAGCAGATCTGCGTAACCATGCCCTCAGCCCAGTCGCGTACAAAGCCTTGTCGGGTACTAGACTCGGGAACCCAGACTCTGCCGGCCTTGACGATGTTGGCGACAATCGACAGGCGCTGAATCTTGTCTGCGCGGCCCGGGTTGTAAGACCGCACCGGAATGTGCGCACGCTGCAGATCCTGAATCAAGACGATGCCCGCCGCTTTATCTTCCACGAGCACCAGGTCAACACGCTTGGCTTCCCTGCCCTCGCCAAACACTATTTCGTATTCGTCCAATACTTTAGGCTTGAG